TTTTGCAGGTCGGACGCGGCTTGCTGTACGCCAGAGGTTTTTACCTCAATCCCTAGCGTCGTAATGTTCTCAGCCATCATTTATCCTTGTGCATTTCTCGCAGGGCTTCGTCTTCCATGACACGGAATCCTTCAAACGCCCACTGCCTATCGTCGATATTGAGCAAGTCCATTACCGCCGGAAGCGCCGAGTAATCCATGCCGTAAGCGCCTGAGTAGCCAACGCGCCACTGGGTTCTCATGGCATCAAACAGCCGTAAGACGGGCATGTTCTCCGGCCATACATCCACGCTATCCGCTTCCCCGAAATCAGAACGCTTCAGGCCGACCGCAGCGAGTTCCGCGTCGGTCGGCTGATCCTCATTCAGCTTTCGGGAAAGCGCCCTCAGTTTCCCAATCGGGCGTCGATCAGTTCCGCCATGTAGCAGTTGAAGATTGCATGGGCAGAGGCCGGATAGTTTTGCAGCAACTCGGCAACGGAAGCGGCGGACAGGTCGGAATCGGCTTTCCATGATTCGACCAGTTCAAGGATGCAAGCGACATCGGATTTATCCTTTGCCGATGCTTCCTCGAAGAACGCCTTAACTTCGTCTTTGCGCTTGTGGCGAAAGACCACCGGCAATTCTTGAACTTCGCCACCCGGCGCACGGATTTTGACCGTGGCCTGGAAGGTCGGATTAGCCTTGATTTTGAACATCAGTAGCGCACCGGCTCGGCAAGGAACGAGAACGTCGCTTCGCAGGCCATGATTTCATTGATGGTCATGGAAGGCGTCTTGTTCAGCGAGATGTAGGCGTTATAGACAATCACCGAGCCATCCGGCAGCGTGGCCTTAACGGCGCGTTGCAGGCGGTCATCATTGGCTTCGGACAGCGCGATATAACCTGGCTGCGTTGCGTCGTCAGCAATGGAAAGCGTCAGGCCGCCAGCGGATTTCACGGTCGGGATGCGCTTTTCAGCATCGGATTCAAGGAATTGGTAAGTCACGAACTGCTGTTCGCCGCCGTCGCTGCTAGACGAAAGCACCTGAGCAACTTGCGTCCATGTAGTGATTTCGCGCACGGTGCCAGTGCCGGAAGCCGCCGGATAGATCGAGGTCAGGGTGGTATCAATGCCGAGCAATGGCACGTCATTGGTGGCGACAGTGCCGGCCTTGACGACTTTGTTGGTCAGACGCGACCAGCCGGAAGTGACCTCGAAGAATTCGCCGGTTGCGATGCCATGCGAAGCCTCAAGCGTGGCAACGCCGGGATCGGCATTGGTGACTGCCGACATTGTTTTGACAGCACCGTAAGCGGTGGCGATGGAGAAAGTAGTACCGTTAGGCAAACGTACACTCATGATTTGGGCCTTTCAGATATGAAAAAACCCGCCGGAGCGGGTCATTGATGCCCAAACGGGCGTAAAAAAACCCGCAGAAGCGGGTTCTATGCAATTTCTACTAATCTATTACTGAATTAGTAGCTAAATCGTGTCGCATCTGTACGGAATCGACACCTTGACCACATAGCGGCCAGGTTCGTATTCACCCGTCTTTGGCGATGGCGGCGCAACGATGCGAACCGTCAAGCCTGACTTGACGATCAGCAGGTTATTTGGGAACTGCGCGGCGATCGCTTCAACGATGGTTGCCACAGCGCCCGTGCCGACGTTCTCGACGCCGACTACATCAATCTGGAATATCCCGGCATACAGCACATGCAGCCCGGCCAAATCCTTGCTGCCACGATTGGCCGGCATGAACCAGGCGCGGAGATAGGTTGTTGTCGGTTGCGAGATCGGCACGTTCTGATATTGCACCGTGAGCGATTGCGTGGCCGCCCATGTCGCTAGTCTGCTCTCAAGCGCGGCGCGGATGGTTTTGTCAGACATAGCCGTGAGCGTTCATGCGGGCGATTGATACGCGAACCATGCCGACAGGCGCTTGTCCAGAATGGCCTTCTTCAAGCGCCTGAGCATATTCAAGTGAGTTACAAAGGAACACACTTTGTTCGCCAAGTTTGTAGCTCATAACGACGGCATGAACTTTGGCCTTTGCGATACTTCCTGATGGGTCTGTTTCATCCGTGGTTGAAATATCAGGCGATCCAATAGAACAGTTCCAGTTCCTTCTGAAGTGACCGCCGACATAACCATCTGCCGGGCTTTTCGCCTTGGTCTTTCCAGCGGCTTTCCTTGCTTCCCACTCAATTACGCTTTTCCACGATGGCGGGTGAGCAACCGGGGACATTTCAATAATGCCGTTGAATAGATCAATGGCAATACCGCGCACGGCAAGCTCGGCCTTATCCTTCGCCTTCTCGATAGCCTTGCTCAGATCAAGCGCAAAGGTCATTTGCGCACCTGAACACCATACAGACAGGCAATTCCAGCCGGAGATATCACACTTACCGGAGGAACAACCTGCCATGTATCGGAGCCAATAACTAACTGGTCGCCGTCCTTTGGCTCTGATATTCCGATTGGCGATAGCCATACTAGTTTGTCGCCAATCCGTATTTTCGTGCCGTCAATCAGCTTTTTTTCAAACTCATCTGTGCAGCCAGTTGCAGATTGGTCAGTGTAAGTTACGACGCTAGACCCTGTTTCAGGATCATAGGCAGCGCCAGACGACACTTTCAGCGTCATTGACTGACCGGCCTCGTAAATCATTAAATCTACGTCGGCGGCAATTTCTGCATAATTAAATTTCATGCGCGAACCACAGCGACGCCACCGAGGCCAGTCGTCAGTTGCTTAAGCAGTGCATCCACATTGGCGAATCGCTTCTGCCCGGAAGTATCTGCGGGCCGTGTCTGTTTGGTGATCGGCCCGACCTTAACGAGCGTGACCACGTTAGGTTCTACATCGGCAAACAGGCTTTCAGTCAGTGCCTTGACTGCGAGTTCAACGGTTGCCGCGAACAGGCGCGACATTTCCGGCGACATGTCCCAATCCCAAAGCTGGCGCGGGAATTCTAGCGACTGGTATTGGTAGGACTTGGCAGAGCGGAAGTTATATGTCGTGTCGATATACTGAGTTGCCTTGCGCAGCGCAACCTCTTTGACGGCATCCGTTCCAGTCCAAGCAGTCAGGCCGTGAGCAGTGGCGTAATTGTCGGCATAGGCTACGGTGACATACGATTCAGCATCATCGCGTCCGGTGCCGTCTTCCGTGATAAGGCTCATTCTTCAACCTTCGCTTTCGGCGGGCGGCCGCGTTTCGGCTTTTCCGGTTCTGCGCACTGCTCAAACAGCACATGCTTTTCAGGATCAAAGTCGGACTCGTTGATTTCAACGAAGCCGCCGTATTCCTCATTAGCCGGCCAAACAATGCGCACAACAGGAACAGCAGACATTTATCTATCCTTGGAAATGGGCGAGGCCGAAGCCCCGCCCGTACTTCATTAAGCGCCGATGAGCAGGCCGAAATGACGCGGGGCAATGACCTTTGCACCCCACGCCAAATTAACTTCGTAGCGCAATTGGCGCTTCTGCTTGTAGATGCAGAACTCGTAGGTAATGCCGGAGACAGGATCGGTCACGAGCATCACGTCATCAGCAGCATCGCCTCCTTCCGGCATGGCCGGGGCGCGAGTAGCCAGTTGAATCGCAGAACGCTGGAAGAACATGTTGCGGGTGGTTGCCGCAACAACCGTGATTGCCTTGGTAGCGGCAGACATGGCGACCTTGATACCAGGCTCCTGAATCACCAGCGTGCCGCCCGTTCCGGAAACAGCGGTCTTGACGACGTACTGATTCGTATCGCCGGCAAAGGTGATGATGTCACCAGCCAGCAACGCGACAGCAGCAGCCGACAGGGTGAAGCTAGTGGAACCGACAGCGTAGCCAGTGGCGTCGACGGTGGCAGTTGCGGAGCCGACGGTAACAGCGGTCTTTACTTGGCCGGAATAGTGCAGGTCGAAACCTTCGACTTGGCCGAGCGTGCCACGGCGCAGCATGTCATCATTGCCGGATTCATTCACCTTGAACAACACCGACTGCTTGCCGCGCAGGCGTGCTACCGATGTGGAACCGAGAACCATGTGGCGGTCGGATTGCGGTGCGCCGTTTTCGTCAAGGATGCGCAGCGATTCCGCAAAATCAACCAGATCTCCAGCAGTGCCGAACGGCGTACCGTTATAGGTGCCGTAAGCACGCGAGGCTTCGACATGCAGCGCGGCGAGGTCGGTTTCGACTTCGTTGGTCAGGGTGCGGATAGCCTGAGCGATACGATCACGGTTGATCGTCTGCAAGGTGCCGGCGCTGTTCAGAGCGACAGTTTCTTCGCCAGTCACGCCGAACGGGACGGAACGGGCCTTAGAGATGGTCATCTGCACGTTGTTGATCGTCTGCGCCGGGGTGTCGGCAGCATACGCAGC